TTCAGCCGGGTATTGTTAACGGTTCTGCTCATATCATATCTCGATCTTTAACGACTGAACTTATAGCAGCAAATGCAATTACTGCGAATGAGATTTTAGCAAACACGATCACTGCAAATGAAATTGCTGCGAACGCCATTACCGCAAATGAGTTGGCTGCAAATCTTGTTCTTGTCAATAATATTATTAGAAGTAATAATTTTGATGGCAATATTGCAGCCAATGGCGCTATTACTAGCGCAGGAACTGTTGGCTGGGCTGTCTCGGGTCATGGTCAAGCTGTATTTGATACAACATTTATTCGAGGGTCGTTGGTTGCATCATCTGTTTCTACACCTGGTGTTGATATCGACGCAAACGGGAATCTAACTGCTAATACTTTTGCACTTTATGCCAATGGTGCAATCATAACATCAAGCGGTAATTTTAGCGTTGATGCGTCTGGAAACCTAACGGCTAATAATGCAAGCATCACTGGGACAATATACGCCACTGCTGGTGGTATTGGCAACTGGGATATCAGTGGGGGTAATATTATATCCTCAGATGGCAAAATTAGTCTTATTAATGACGCTGGGGACACAGTAATTATTGCTCAAAGCGCTATTGGGACATTTGCTGCTATGAATTCTGACGGTAGCATCACTCTTCAGAATGGTAGCTTTGGCTCGTCTCAAGTTATGAACGGAGCATCTTATTATGTTGTAGATAGTATTGGCAGAGCATTGACTATTACTGGGTCTGGAATATCAAGTAATCTTTACGGAACAGTGCTCTCCGCCTCAGGCGGAGCTAGCCTTCTTGACGGCTATGCTGCTAATAATGATGAAGATGACGGCGGCTCTATCCCGATCAGGAGTGCTGATGCATCAGTAAGGGCTCGGTATTTTGTAACGACTGGAGGTGTGACAGGCTCTGGGTCAACAATTATTAGAAGATCCGATGGGTACATATTGGTTCAATCATCAAGAAGAGATTTGAAAACTAATATTGAAGATATAAGTGATTCTTTAAATAAAATAGCAGCATTAAGGCCAAGGATCTTTAATTGGAAGCCTCAAGATAACGATCCAGATGATCTCTTTCACAGGGAAATTAAACCAAATCATAAAACAATGGGTTTCGTTGTTGAAGAGGTTGCTGAGATATCACCTGAATATCTTGAGTATTCAATAAAAAATGATGAACTGGATGCTCATTACTGGAAGCCGAATGACTTTATTGCATTAGCTATTCAGGGAATAAAAGATTTGTCGGCAAAGGTTGATCAACTAGAAGCAAGGATTGCTGAACTAGAAGGTTAAATGAGGTATAATAGATAAATGGCTTACGAGAACTATTCACAAGTTTCCTGGACTGATGGAACACCTATCACTGGCGATAGATTGCAACAAATGTCAACTAACACCCAGCAGGTTAAGGAAGCTACTGAGGATTCCCCACAGGGTATCAAGAAAATTAAAAGCGTTACTTCAAATAGCGCTACTATCACAGCTTTCGCAACGACTACAGAAATTATCTCATTAAAAAATGATTCTGGTACTGGTGGTCCTGATAATAGAGTTAGTGTCGATGCTAGCCGTTTTTATAAAGTAGTTCTTAATTTCACTGGCTTTGTTCTAACTGCAAAAGGTGCTGAGGACTCTCGTTACTTTGTTAGTTTGCACAGCGGTACTCATGGTGGTGCAAACTCTAAACTATGTGAGGCAACCTTCACCCCTCCGGCGGGTATATTTGTTGATTCGGCAAATAGCAATACTATAACTTTAAGAAATGATGCTTACGATAATTTCTTTGGATCAGGAACAATTTCTACTGTATTGCAATCAAACGCTTCTGGCTTTATAAATGAATCATTTTTTGCTGCGGTTAAGAGAGAGCAGGGTGCAAGCACATCTGGTGCGCCAGGTTATTTTGTTCCCGCTTCATCCGGTTCTTATGTTCTTCAATTGTATGTTGAAGATGCGGGTGGAATTGCTTAATTGAAAGAAGTAAGGCTTGCCTCTCAAAGAAAAGATATTGAGTGGACAACGAAATTTGCTTCTGGTGAAGATAGTCCTAATTACAATGGCGGAAAGTATATCGATGACAAGGGTTATGTTCGTGTATTGAAGCCTGAGCACCCTAAAAACATTAGAGGCTATGCTTACGAGCATCGGCTGGTTATGGAAGAATATTTGAATAGATATCTCCAAGCATGGGAGACTGTTCACCATATTAATGAAATAAAGGTAGATAATAGATTGTCTAACTTGTTTCTTTGTACTCCGCAAGAACATAGTGCCCTGCATAAGGAAGGCAATAAGATATCGGCTCAGCATCGGGCTAAAATGAGAGAAACGGCTAACAAAGTTAAACCTCATACAAGAAAGAAAAATGCTGTTAATCCTGTAACAATTAAAAAAAGACTCCCGTAGCAACTTTCTGCTTATCCTTATGATAAGATGTACAGAACCCAAAGGAGTCCTTATGAAAGTTTGTGCAGGAGAAGGTTGTAATTTAGAGTTTGAGCCGCAAACGGCTAACCATAAATACGCCGATAAGCTATGTCGTCAATCAATTGATGTCAATGGTTTATGTAAATATAGAAGGGATAATGGTTTGTTTGAAACACTTCCAGATCCTATCACTGGTGATATCCCTTCAAATGAAAGTGAGTTGCGTCTTTCTTACAATAAATTATTGTCTGAGTACAATAAGATTAAAACAAAGAGTGATGACCTTGCTGGAGCTATCTACCGCGCTGTTAAAGAAGATATCGAATCGGTTAAATATGTTCCGGTTAATAAACCTAAGTTTGAAAGAGCTTCAAAAGGTGAAGAGGTAGCTGTTGCAGTTCTTGCTGACTGGCAGTTGGCTAAGGTAACTCCTGATTATAATTCTCAGGTTTGCGAAGAGCGCATCAACCTTTTTGCAGAGAAAGTGATTCAGCTTACTGAGATCCAAAGAAAAGATCACCCAGTTAAGGAATTGAGAATCTGGGCTCTTGGTGACATCATTGAAGGTGAGTTGATATTCCCAGGTCAATCTTTCTTGGTTGATGGCGGTTTGTATAGACAGATCACTGTTGATGGACCACGGATTATGAAAAACTTTATTAACAAAATGTTGGAGAACTTTGAAAAAGTAACATTTGTTGGAGTGATTGGTAATCATGGTTCTATTGGTGGTCGTGCCCGCAGAGATCACGATCCTGAAACCAATGGTGACAGAATGCTCTACCGTATCACTCAGCTTATGTTTGAAAAAGAAAAGCGGATTGAGTTTAAGATTCCAGACGGTCGTGGTGAACGACATTGGTATGCTATTGACAAGATTGGAAATTATAAAGCAATGCTTTGTCATGGCGATCAGTTCGGTAGCCTTTCGGCGTTTCATTCTTTTCAGAAGAAAGCATATGGCTGGAAGATCGGTGCTTTGAATGAGGACTTTGATGATATTTTCATTGGACACTTCCATACTCCAACAAAGATGACATTTAATACCGTTCAGTTAAGAATATCTGGTAGCCCTGAGTCGGTGAATACATACGCTGCAGAAGTTTTGGCGGCGGCTGGTCGTCCATCGCAATCACTCTACTTCGTTCATCCTGAGAAGGGTATTGTTACTGCAGAGTATAACTGCTGGTTGAATTAACATGACTAAAGCGACTGGTATATACTGCAGAAATTGCGGGGGCAGGATGTTTTCTGGTCATCAATATTATGCATTTCAAAAAAATTATATTGACTTGACCTGTATAAGATGTTCATGCTCTGTTGATGTTGAAGTAAAAAAGCTTAATAAAATTCTAAAATATTTAGGGTTCAAAACAATAGAGGCAAGACATGATATCCAAGAAACCACAAGTAAATAAATTTTACAGATATGCCGGGTCAATTGTAAAAATAAAAAAGATTTCTAAGGTAAAGAATAAAATCTTTGTAGAAAGACTTTCTGATAAAGAAATTATTGTAATACCTTATGAGCAATCAGAAATTTTAATTGTTCGGCTGTATACTGTTGGTGAGGTTGCTAAGATTGTTGAAAGAAGGCCTGATACACTCCGTAAGTATGAAAGAAAGAATTTGATTCCATCAGCCAGTAAGTTTGGTGATGAATACAAAGGATATTCTGACTGGAGATATTATGATGAAAGTGAAATCTATGAAATGGTAGAATTCTTCAATCAGCGCACACAAGGTCGCCCTGTCACTCAAAGTGGTGATATGGTTGGTAATAAGATAAAGTTAATAGAGCAAAAAGTCAAACTTCACAAGTGAGGATATTATGTCAAAAGAAAATGAAAAAGGTACAGAAATTTGGGCATCACTCGGCATTACTAAGAATCTTGGTAATTACGAATCGTTGAGGCTAGATGCTGGCGCACGAACGCAGGCATCAGACCCTAATGACCCAGCGGCTTGGGCAAAAGTTTGGGAATCTATTGATGCTCAAATTGAAGCAAAGCTGCAGGAATTAGATAATGAAAGCCCTAAGTGATTGGCTGAATTTAGCAGTTTGTGCAAATGATGACAACCCTGCTGCTTGGCTATCGTATGATATTGAAAACATACGATATGCCAAGCACGGCTGTTCGAAATGTAAAGTTAGGCAGCAATGTTTTTTAAATGCATGGCAGAATGAACCATATGTTGGTGTCAATGCAGGCATATCAGAATATGATTTTTTAATCCTTACATGGAAGGAGGCGAAGAAGGCTAATGGAAGTAACTGGTCAAGAACTAATAAAACACTTCAAAGAATCATGCAGGAAATTAAATAAGCTATTTATTCCGGATTCCCCAAGGCAAGAAGCTGTTGCAGACGCTCTTGCTGAATTTTATAGCAAGAATGATTTATTCACAGCAGTTGATTTATTTATTAAATCAAAGACAGGGCCGTTTTTGATATTTGATTTTGCAATAGAATCCAAGTCTTATGTTGATAAATCAAAATTTGAATCTAAGGCAGTTGACAATTTCAAGGCTATAGTGGAGCAAACAAGAAAGAGAATGGAATCTGAATGAACTATGAGATTAGGTTACTTAACTGCATTATTGACAACGATGGTTATGTTGAGTCGGTCAATGCTGGCGCAGAGAATGTTTTTGTTGAATACAAGGATATTTGGAATTTTATAATCAGTCACTATGACGAGCACAAAAAGGTTCCGTCTAAAGATACTGTAAAGCATCACCACCCAGATTTTGATTTTGTATCGACTCCTGAACCTCTTAAGTATTATCTTGATGAGGCAAAGAGAGAGTCGTTGTCATACCAGACTCGGATGATTGTTTCTAAGGCTCATGCCATACTGGGCGATCTTGGTCCTAAAGAATCATTATCATTTCTGATGGAAGAAACTTCTAAGCTCTATAAGTTTTCTAGCAGTTTGAAAGATACCGATCTTGCTGGGGAGTGGAAAGATAGGGCAGATAGTTTAAGAGAGCGGTCTTTGCGTGGGAATGATGAATTGCAAGGAGTGCCAAGCGGTATCAATGTTATTGATAAAACATTCGGCGGCTGGCAACCAGGAGATTTTGTTGTTCTTCTTGGCTGGACGGGTGTTGGTAAGTCATTCATTGCAAGATTATTTGCTGTTAATGCATGGAAAGCTGGTTATAGACCATTGATCATTTCACTTGAAATGAATAAGATGCAGGAGGGGCAGAGGCTTGATACCTTGTTGAATAATGGCGAAGGTAACTTTACCAATACAGATCTTGTCAGAGCCAACCCTGCCATTGTTGATAAGTATGAGAAATGGGCGGAGGCTACTTTCACTGGCAAGCATGCTATTCATCTTGTTACATCAGAGGGTCTTGAGACTGCTGACCAAAACATGGTACAGGCAAAGATTGACCAGTATCATCCGGATATGGTAATTCTTGATTACCATGGTTTGTTTGATGATTCAAGCGGTGCCAAGACAGAGACAGAGAAAGCAAAGAATTTGTCTAAGGCATTTAAGCGCATGGCTGTTAAAAATAATATTCCAATTATCGATGTTGCAGCAGTAACAATGTCAGAGGGGCACTCTGAGCGTCCACCTGAACTAGAAGAGGTTGCGTGGAGTAAGCAATTGGCTTATGACGCAGACCTTGTTCTGGCAATTCATCGTGAGCCATCATCTGATGTGTTTCAAGTTGTGTCTAGGAAAGTTAGGCGAGCTGGTCACTTCGGGTTCTATCTTAGATGGAACTTGGAAACAGGTAAGTGGGCTGAGGAATGGGACATTTAATGGAAACTTGCTTGAGCGGAACTGCGAAAGACATAGAAACAATCGCTAAACTTAGACCGTGGATGGAAGATGAAGCTAGGATTAAGTATGGGTTCAAGGGTGAGACAAGGCTGATTACAGACTATGATAAAGAATCAGAAATATTTTCATTCTCAATCATTTTTGACGATGAACCTAGAAGCTGAAATTAAAGATCTGCTCCAGAAGTATGGCATTCATGTTCATACTGAATCTGGCAATGAGATTACTTTCTATTGCCCTTTCCATAAGAACAGAAATACTCCATCGTTTTATTTAAATAAAAAAACAGGGTTATGGCAATGTTTTAATCCATCATGTGGAGAAAAAGGTAACTTTAAGAAACTATATAGACAGATCACTGGTAAATCCTATGGCAGAGAAACAAAGCTAGATCCTGCCGCATTAAAAAACGAGATAGATAGAGCCCTGCGCCCTGTTGTTCCAGAGAAGGAAATTTCTTTGGATACAATGATTCTTGATTATGATAGTGATGATGCCAAAGATAAGTTGTTGCCATTTCTTGAGCGTGGTTTGTCTATTGATACGCTATCTCACTTTGAAGTGGGGTTTTCTAGCGGTAAGAATCGTATAGTTATCCCAGTGAGGAATCCTCAATACAAACTGGTTGGCTTGATAGGCAGGGCTGTCAGTAGTGAGCAGGAGCCTAGATACTTGTATAATACTGGGTTTAAAAGAGCTACTGTGTTGTTCAATATACAGAATGCTAAGTTACACAGTGATGTTATAATAGTAGAGGGGAGTGTTGACGCAATGAAGGTCCACGAAGCTGGATTCCCGAATGTGGTTGCGTCATTGGGTGCTCAAGTGTCTCCACAGCAAGTATCTATGTTGAAAAAATATTTTGATAGAATAATTATATTTTCTGACAATGATGACGCTGGAGAGGCTATGAAAGGTGCTATAATAAATTCTTGTTGCGGTAAAGAACTGTACGCAGCCAAGATCTCCGATGGGTTGAAAGATCCAGGGGAGATGTCAGTAAAGCAAATTAAAGACAGTATCACAAACAAACAAATAATAGTATAGGAGACAATATGTCATTTACATCACTAAAAACACTAAAAGACCTTGAGAAGGCGGTAGTACCGGCTCCTGGGGCAGCAAAGGGAGTGAAGAAATACTTTACTCTGCAATCAGGAGACTCTTTCAAGATTCGCTTCAGGCAAGAGCTTACCGAGGATGCAAAATATTATAATGAAGAGATTGGAACTGGTATTACAGTTCCTGTGGTCACTTCGCCAATCAACTGGAAGTGGAGAGTTGCCTCTACTGCTTCATTTGAAAAATTTAATTATCGTTGCTGGGCAACAGAGCAGTCAGTTTCAGACAAGGCTTGGAAACCTAAGCCTCACCTGTTGATCAACATTGCAGTAGAAGTAGAGCCAGGAATTTGGGAACCACGAATTCTAGACACTACTTTCAATCAGCGCCATGTTGGTTTGACTTTGATTGAGTATGCAAAAGAGTTTGGGACTATTACAGACAGAGAGTACAAGTATTCGAGAACAGGCTCTGCCGCTTCGGATACTAATTATAGTTTGATTCCTCTGAATGTTACAGAAGCAAGTAAGGCAATTACTGAATTGCCATTGCATGAGTTGGAGAATGTATACATGACTCTTTCTTATGAAAAGCAGCAAATATTCCTAACAACTGGAGAGTTGAACAAGGATTCTTGGTAGAATCTAAGTAATTCTATTACTCAAGGGCAGGGGGAAACCCCTGCCCTTTAACAAAGGAATATAGTGAAAAGAAAAAAAATAGTTTTAGATTTAGACGGCGTTATTGCCGACATAGACACAGCTGTTTCTAATCATTTACTGGACGAGAGCGGCGCTAAAACTGATTACTCTAGCTGGTTCACTACTGATACTAAAAATGAAGAAGCTTTAAAATTATTTAATAATCCTATTTTTTGGAAAAACATTAAACCATTTGAGGATGCCTGGTATCAGGTAAACAAATGGTTTTCTGATGATGTCGATGTTCATATTGTTACTGCTCGCAGGATGGAAGAGGCTGTTCGTTCAACAGAGCCTTGGTTAGATGCATGGAAAATTAACACCTTGCGCCCTCAGTTTTCTAAAATGAATGTAAAGCATAAGATTATTGCAGAGATTGATCCTCTTTTTGTTGTTGAGGATAATCCACACGAGGTTATTTCTTTAAGAAGTCATGGAATTAATTGCTACCTGCGGAAGGCGTGGTACAATAAAGATTTCTGGGATGACCTTCCTTGTATTGAAACACTTTATGAATTGGAGATTTAAGTGACAGAGTTTGTTCACCTTCATTGTCACAGCGAGCATTCCTTGCTTGATGGGATGTCTACCCCCGAAGAGATAGCCCAGATATCTAGCACTAATGGTCAGTTTGCAGCAGCGCTTACGGATCATGGCACGATGGCTGGGGTTTTGCGTTTTCAAGATGCATGCAAGAAGCATTCGGTCCGTCCAGTGTTCGGTGTTGAGGCGTACTTCGTCCCATCTGTTGGGGGCGACAGTGATGGTAAGCATGAGCGATTCCATTTAATTTTGCTGGCAAAGAATGATGAAGGCTTAAAGAAGTTGTTTAAACTGTCGCAGATATCTTGGCAGGATAATTTTTACTATAAGCCAAGAATTGATTTTGATCTACTGGAGAGCATGGTTGACGATGACATTATTTCACTGTCAGGATGCAGAGGAAGCTCAATTGCAAAAGCTATTGAATCTGGCGATACCGGCAGGGCGGAAATGCTTGCTGATAGATTTACAAAAATATTCAAGGACGATTTCTACTTTGAACTTCAAGCATGGAACCCTAAAGAGATTAATGATGGTCTATTGGATTTGTCTAAAGCTTTTGGCAAGAAAGCTGTTGCGACAGCTGATTGCCATTTTCCGACTCATTCAGATAAAGCTTGCGAGGAAGTGTTGCTTCTCATTTCTCAGTACCCAAGCCTTGGTGCTGGGATAACAAACCTTGCGAAAGAAAATGCGGCGACTCTTCATACTTGCGGGAGTGACTTGCTCAGTAAGGTTAATCATCTGTACCCAGAAAGAAATCTTCGCTTTGATGATATTGATCCATATGTTGCGGATGCTGAAACTGTTTTATCTTGGTTTAAGAAAGCTGGTTATGATAGGCCTGACATTCTTGAGAATACCATTGAGGTTGCAAGCAAGTGCAGTGCTGAAATTAGGAAGAGAAGAAACCTTCTTCCTAAGTATATTAAATCACTAGACTCTGATGAGTATTTGCGTGAGATAACAGAGTTCAGAGTTAAAGAACTTGGTCTTGGTGATGAGTACAAGGTTAGACTTGAGGAAGAGCTGGGTATTATCAAGCAACTTGGTTTTGCCGATTACTTCCTTATTGTGTGGGACTTGATATCTTGGGCTGATGCTAACAATGTTGGTCGTGGGACTGGTCGTGGTTCTGTCGGCGGTAGCCTGATGGCGTATTTATTAAACATATCCAAGGTTGATCCTATTAAATACAACCTGCTCTTTGCAAGATTTATTAACCCTGAGCGCAATGACTATCCGGATATTGACTTGGACTTTGAGGATAAAAGAAGAAATGAAGTTAAAGAATATCTGAGAAATAGATGGGGCAGGGATCATGTTGCAGCTATTACCACCTATGGTACATTTAAGCCTAAGTCTGTAGTCAAAGATGTTGCTAGAGTATTGCAAGTGTCTTACGAAGAAACTAACAATATAACTCCATTTTTTGAGACAATTGAAGAATTAATTGAGTCACCTAAGGGTAAGATTTTTTGTAACAAATATCCTGATGTTCCCAAGTTAGCTAAGAGGCTAGAGGGGCGGATTAGAAATGTTGGCATCCATGCTGCAGGCATGGTCGTGTCATCAATCCCTCTCCATGAAGTTTGCCCTATTGAGACTAGAAAAGATACTGATAGCGATCAGCGGACTACTGTTACTGCTTTTGATATGACAGACGCTGAAGCTGTTGGGCTTATTAAAATAGATATTTTAGGTCTAAAGACCGTATCTGTGATTAAAGACTGCTTAGCGAAGATCAAGGAGCGTCTGGGAGTGGATATGGAGGCGCAATCCCTTTCGCTTGATGATCCAAAAGTTTTTGAGAATTTTAATAATGGCAACACGGTCGGTGTCTTTCAGACAGATGCGGCGGCTTATCGAAACCTAATTGAGAGAATGGGTATTGATAACTTTAATGACTTGGTTGTTAGTAACGCACTGGTAAGACCAGGAGCTTTGCTATCACAAGGCCAAAAGTATATTGATTGCAAAAAGGGTTTTACACAACCTTATTATCCTGACAAGTCAGTTGAAGAGATTCTGAAAGAGACTTACGGAACAGTTATTTTTCAAGAGCAATTGATGCAGATGTCCGTTATGATATCTGGGTTTACATGGTCAGATGCAGACAAGCTGAGAAAGATTATTGGTAAGAAGAGAGATGTTAATGAATTTAAAGAATTTAAGGATAAGTTCATTAATAATGCTATTATTCCAAAAGCTGAGGCGAGGCAGATGTGGGCGGAGTTCGAGATGTCGGCTCTGTATATGTTTAATAAATCCCATGCCGTAGCGTATTCGATGCTGTCTTACCAGACAATGTGGTTGAAGGTGAATTACCCTCTAGAGTTTATTTGGTCTTTGTTGTACAACGAGGATTCAACAGAGAAAATCACTGCTTACTTGATGGAAGCACAGCGGCTCGGCATTCCTATCTTGCCTCCTGATGTTAACTATTCTGAGGAATACTTTACAACTGATAGCAGGACTGGTCTTGATGCTATTCGGTTTGGTTTAACAAATGTTGCTGGTTGCGGTTCCTCTGCTATTAAAGAGATCATAAATAAGCGTCCGTTCACTTGTTTAGATGAGTTTAATAATAAATGTTCAAAGTCTGCAGTTAAAGCTCCATTGCGTCTTAATTTGGAGAAAGTCGGGGCGTATGCATCACTAAATCATATTTCTCAATATGAGCATGAGCGCTACTATCTTCCTGTTCTTGGGTTCTCAATCCAATCCGGGGAAGAGAAGAATGAAATGGATGAATTTGTGGGCAACCTTGCAGACTTCCATGAAATAAATTCACCGTTGACTTTGATCAAGGCTATTGTTCGATCAACAAAGAAAACTCCGCAATATTTAAGAATTGAATTTGAAGACTTCTCAGGTTCAGCAACAGTGTTTGCTGACAGGAATACTGAGATGGCTAATCGAGATTATGTTTATGCTTTAATTGGCGACAGAACATTGCATTCATTTTGTGATGCTTATAATTTTATTGACACTGATTTGCATAAATTTATCAATCTTCGGCAAAAAGGTGACAATCACGAATATAACTGGCTTTATGATACTGGGCTGGGGCATGTTGGAGAGGAGAAGACTTTGATGTATGTTATGCACTCAAGAGTGTTTACAACATCTAAGGATAAAACTATGGCAAATCTATATTGTTGGGATGGTCAACAGATTTTTAAAATTGTGATATTCCCTAGACCATATGCCAAGCTTAAAAGTGTTATCAAACAAGGTCAGTGGTATGCTGCTCGTCTTTCTAAGATTGAAGAGAAACAAACACTAACTCGTATGGACTCATACAAGGTTGAGTCTGAGTCTGCTATAATATCTATCGATAATTATATACAGAGGAAAAATCTTGTCCCTGTTGCTAGTTAATGTCTTGGAGTAGCAATGCTTGTTTGGTCAGATAATCAAATACCAAAATTTAGTGAAGGGTATGGCTATACCCCGGATTGCTTATGGGAGCACATCGGCCCCAGCGGTTTGCCAATTAGAAGAAGCAAGCCATCACTGCCAGATGAAATTGGTCGGGTCCAAATGGGAGTTAACCTCGGGTATTTCGCAAGAGGAGAGTACGCTGACGATATTGTCATAAACCACTCCGTTCCAGAAACTTTTGCAAAATCTAAAATATATTCAATTGGGTATACTTTTTGGGAAACTAATAAATTACCTGCCGACTGGGTTGTCCAATGCAATGAAATGGATGAAATATGGACTTGCACTCACGCAATGCGTGATGTATTTATTAATTCTGGAGTGACCAAACCAGTTTACGAATTTAAATTAGGGGTTGACCCAAAGATTTATTTTCCAAAACTAAGAAAAGCTCACTCTCCATTTACTTTCCTATCAGTCGGTTCTCCATCAACTCGTAAAAATTCTCAAATGTCTGTTGATGCTTTTTTAAAAGTGTTTGAAGGTAACTATGATTATAAATTGATTTATAAGTCGAATGGGCCTCCGGATGCCAGAATTTTTAGAGGCGGAGAGCGTGGACCTGTAAACCATCCACAAATTGAATTAATTGATGATGAAGTATCCCATGAAACGCTCGGTGAAATTTATGATAGAGCAGATTGTTTGCTATTCCCGACAAGCGGCGAGGGGTGGGGGAATATTCCATTTCAAGGGATTGCGAAAGGTATTCCTACAATCTGCACAAATGTTTTAGCCTGCACAGATTTTGCTCATATGTCAGTTCCCCTTGATTTCATTTGGGGGACTAAGAATATGGCTGGTAGATATTCAAACGCTGGTGAGTGGGGTGAGCCGATCTTTGATGATCTGTGTGACAAGATGTTGTATGTTGCGAATAATTATGATGAAGTAGCTGCTAAGACATATGCATCAGCTTTGCATATTAATGAAAATATGACATGGGAAAAAGTTTCTCAAAAGTATATTGAGAGATGTCGAGAAGTGTTGAAAGAAACGGGGCATGGATGAAAATTCATTATATTAGTTGTCATTCTATTTTGGAGTACGATGAGGTCCAGCTGCTAACTGATCTTGGGCACGATGTGTTCTCCAACGGTGCATACATTGACCCTCGTGGTCATTTAACTCTCCCCAGACCAGGGATAAAAGGGGCTATTTACCATGAAGATTATGCAAATATATCCTTGGATAATCCTAAAACAAATTTGCCAATGGAATTAATAGATCCATTTGATGTAATTATTGTAATGCATTCGCCTGATGTCATTATAGAAAACTGGGACAGGATCAAGCATAAAAAAGTTATTTGGAGAACTATTGGGCAGTCTACGGAAGGTGTCGAGGCATCCCTCTCCCAGATGAGAGATGAGGGATTGAAAATTATTAGATATTCTCCAAAAGAAAGAACTCTCTCCAATTACATTGGAGAGGATGTATTGATTAGGTTTTGTAAAGATGAGGATGATTTTAAAGGCTGGGTTGGTACTGGCGGGGTTGTCAGTTTTGCTCAAAGCCTGAAAGGGAGAAGAACTCACTGCCATTACGAAGAAGTTATTAGAGTGATAGATAAGTATAACGGTACTGTCTATGGGCCAGGTAATGATGATCTTGGTATTCGCAATGGCGGTGCTGTGCCATACAGCACTCAGATCAGAAAAATGCAGGAATCTAGGGTGATGATTTACGGCGGTACAGCGCCAGCTTCGTATACACTCTCTTTCATTGAAGCATTAATGATGGGTTTACCAATCGTTGCAATAAGTAAAGAGTTGGCGCACATCATTTATGGTTTTGATTTCTATGAAGTTGATGAGATATTAGCCCAAATTGGCGGTTTGGTTTGTGATAATGTTGAGCAAATGTTTGAAAAAACACAAATGATGTTAAATGATATTGATTTTGCAAAAGAGATGAGTGAAAAACAAAGAGCTTTGGCGATTGAGATGTTTGGTAAAAAGAAAATAATTAAACAATGGGAGGAATTTTTAAATGCAATATAGTAGACACGAGTTTGTAGCGCCTTGGGGCACTGAGATAATTGTATTTTGTCGTGAAGGAACAAATGATTGGAACACATTGTATTCTTGCATTACACAAGATGAGTACAAGATTGCTGATCTTGATAATTCAAATGGTGGTGTATGCGTGGATATTGGTGCTCATGCTGGAGGCTGCACACTTGCACTTCTTAGTCGTGGATTCAAGGTTATTGCTGTTGAACCACTCCCTGAAAATACAGAATTAATTATGAAAAATGTGGAAATAAATGGCTGGACTAAGAATCTTACTTTGCACAAAAAAGCCATTGGTGATATTTCAGGCAAGTCTGTAGTGCTGCGTTATGGCAATGAAGACACTGAGTCTGGTGCTCACCATCGTTTTATCGGAAATACAATTGATTCTTCTGAATGGCAAGAAAATTTGTGGACCCAGGGGCGAGAAATTAAAGTTGATACAATCAGTATTGATGATGCTCTGAAGAACACTGAATCTGTTAATTTATTAAAAATCGATTGTGAAGGTGCTGAGTGGAGTGCGTTCAGTGGGGTGTCAAGCGATTCTCTTTCTAAGATTGATAAGATTGTTGCGGAGCTCCATAGAGTTGCATCTACGAAAGATATATATAAAGAATTTAATGATTTAATCGGATCGGATTTCAACGATGTCACATCTACTAAGTTTGTAGATACTGATAATTGTCCAACAATTGGGTTGGCTTATTTCGAAAAATAGCAGTGAATATATTTACTGACTTCCATCATAACTCTTTATTAAGATCGTTTGTCCTTTTATTTGAAGATAGACTAGGGGCTAATGTTTATAGACCTATCGGGATGGATTGGTTTTATAATGGCTACTGGGCGATCAATGATTTAGAGGATACTGCAAAACAGTTTCTTGATATAGAAACAACTGTGCTGGCTGACAAAACCCCTGCTTTGAATGTTGTTAATAATATGCAGGATCAAGTGCACCATGTATATGATCCGGGGTTGGGGTCAACGCATAAAGCAATTACTTTAGATAGATTTAAAGAAATTGATTTTGATTATGTTATTGCTTCAATCCCGCAGCACATACCTTTATATCAGGACTTGATAAGTAAGTATCAGCCAAGGGCTAAGCTTATAGTCCATGTAGGTAATAACTGGTCAGAAAGTTTTGTAAGCGGTCACAATGTCCTTGCGTCTATTAAAAAAAGAGACTGGTCATCTGTTAATGCTGTGTATTACCATCAAGAGTTTGACTTGGATATATTTAAGCCCTATAAGTATTATGGGGTGAGTAAAGTCAGTAGTTATATCAATGTTTTGCAAAACATGCCGCAAGGTCATCTTGATTTTAATATATTAGAAAAAGAGTTGCAGGGGCAGGTGATTTTTAAAAGCTATGGCGGTCAGTGCAGGGATGGAAATTTTGCCGGCCCTAAATTACTGGCTGACTCTATGAGGCAGAATGATTTGATATTTCATGTAAAAGATGGGGGTGATGGTTATGGTCATATTCTGTACAATGCGTATGCCTGTGGCAAGCCTATTATCACAAGAAGCTCTTTTTATAAGGATTGCTTGGGCGAGGAACTGTTTAATAAAAACAACTTTATTGATTTAGATACAATGAGCCATTCTGATGCAGCGCAAGCTGTTGCTAATTTAATCACCAACCGTGATTTGCTGGATGATATGTCTGAGAGTGCGTATCGGTCTTTTATAAATGCCGTTGATTTTCAACATGATGCTAATAAAGTTGGCGAATGGATGTTTAATTTATAGTAGTTGTTGGCAACTGTGTGTCACCAGTGTGTTATCATTGTGATTAATCTTTAACGAAATAGGAGAAATATGTTAATTGTAGACAAGCGTAAGGGCGACACGATGCCTATCCATGATGTTATTCCGACTCCCAGCATCGGTTTGAACCGGGCCTTGGGTGGCGGTTTAAATACTGGTGCGACTCATTTGTTTTGGGGTACGCCTTCGGTGGGTAAGACGACTATGTGTTTTCGGATTATGGCGGAGGCGCAGAGGATGGGGTATCGTCCTGTGATTGTTGATTCTGAGTCTTCTTATAATGATGCGTATGCTGAGAAGTGTGGTTTGGATATTAGTGATGTGGTGGTGATTCAGTCTACTATTGTTGAGGATATCATGAAGAATTTGATTGGGTATCTGACGGATGATAAGGAGAAGCATATTTTTTTGTTTGATTCTTTGTCTAATATTGTGAAGGAAGAGTTTTATGATAAGCCTGAGGGTGGTAAGGCGATGGGTTTGTCGGCTCGTTCGCAGGGCTATTTTTTGCAGAAGTTGGTGAATTATTTGCATAAGGAGCGCAATATTATGTTGTTTGTTGCTCATCAAACGGTTGATTTGAGTGGTATGTATGCGATTACGAAGGCGAAGATGGGTAATACGGTTCATCATAATATGCATAATATTGTTAAGTTGTTTCTCTCTATGTCCAAGGGCGAGATGGAGCGTGAGGATAATAATATGATTACTTCTCAACGGGCGACTTGGACTGTTGAAAAGACGAAGCAGATTCCGACTATTGGTGCTACGGGTTATTATTATGTGCTGCCACAAATGGGGATGATTGATCGTAAGCGTGAGCTTATTGATATTGCTATTGATATGGGTGTTATTGTCCGTAAGGGTGCTTGGTATGCTTATGAGGATAGTAAGTGGAATGGGTTGGGTGCGATTGATTTGTCTGATGAGCAGGTTGAAGATATTGGGAAGAAGATTCTGTAGTGGTGTTTGCGTGATTGTTATTGGTGTGAGAACATATCTGTGCCATTGTGCACAGCCTGTTCCTCAGGATCCTTTTTGTGGTGACAGGGGGGTGGAGGATGATGAATAGGAGTTTGTATGAGAAAAAAGATTATGCAAAGAATCGAGGACTTGGAGATTCAGGAGAAGCGTATTCGCAGGGCTTTGGAGATTCAGACGAGTCGGTATTGGAAAGAGTATTATCTTGCGGAGCAGTTGTATGACGCGCTGGTATTTTGTTCGTCTGATAAGGATTCGTTTGTTATCCGGCGCTTGGAAGCAATTCGGGCACATGAAGAAGCTAGAGGCAGCAAGAAAAGAAGTTCCTAGTGAAAAGAACTGAGCAAGAGGAAATTAAGAGGGATAAGGCGAAAGCTGTTAAGAACTCTGGTCGTGGGATTAGGAAGGGTGATGCTTCGTTGAATAAGTTTCTTTTGGATTATAAACATAATGAGAAGACTTTTACTTTAACTTTGAAGGCGTGGGCTAAGATGCGTAAGGATGCATGGAATTCTAACTATAAATATCCTTGTATTTCTGTTGTGTTCGGAGAGAATTCGGAGACAAAGGTCGCTATAATAGATTGGGAAGTGTTTCAGGAACTTGTGAAGGGAAGCGATTATGAGTAAAGCAAAGAAGTATGTGCTTTTTTGTGACAAAATGTCTCATTGGCGGTCTTTTGGTGTGAGTTATAACTGGGATGACGGTCATTATTTTGGTTTTTATGTGTACAAGTATCATATTGGAGTACAGAAGACTTTAGTGAAGCAGGCTGTTGTTAAGACAGAAGATCTTAGAAAGGATCAGTAAGTGCCCGATATTATTGTTGATACAGAGTTTCTTGCTCAGCAGATGGGTGAGAAGTCAAAAGAGTTTATTGATTGCATCCGGATTGTTCAGGACATTGTTGAGAACCCTGAGCAGTATATTGGTATGCAGGCTATCAAGTATGCCAATATTTTAGCTGGGTATAGAACTTTGATGATTGTAAAATCCCAGGCTTTTAAAAGAAGATCTACTATTATGAGCGAGCAAGACAAGTTTGTTAATGATATTTGGAAGACAATGTATGAAGCTTTAACCGAAAATATAAACGCCCTTAAACTGGCAGCAAAAGGAATGAATCAATGAAAGCTCTACAGCAGTTACGCAACCCTAAGGCGGTAGCCCCGGTTAGTGAAGAAGTCATTATGAAAGATTTGGTCGTTGCTATCAATGAGCATCTATCTCTTCGTAATGAAACTAAATTTAAGCAAGTTAAGGGTTTTCATCCTAGTTACACAAACCAGTGTGCTAGGTATTGGTATTATATGTTTGAAGGGGTCAATGTAACCCCGTCATTTAGTCCTCAGACATATCGTATTTTTGATAATGGTCATGCAGTCCATGAGAGGCTTTATAGTTATCTCAGAGATATGGGTATCCTTATTGCGGAAGAAATTCGTGTTAATCATGATAGTCCACCAATTGAGGGCACTGCGGATGGTATAATTAATTGGTATGGAGAGAAACTGATTGAACTTAAATCAATAAGTCAAGAAGGTTTTCACTACAGACAATTACATAATAAACCAAAGGACGAACATTACCGACAAGCCCAAATATACATGGAGTGCTTAAATCTTGACTCAGGATTTGTAATCTATGAAAACAAAAATAACCAACAAATTCTTCCTATCTTTATTGAGAGGGATCAAGAGTTTATTGACAAACTATTTAAAAAATATAGGAAATTCTATAGCTCATATTTGAGTCAAGAAATTCCAGTGCAACCATACAAGAGGACATCGGCTAACTGTAACTCTTGTGACTTGGTTGCTCACTGCTGGGCAGAAGGGGTGCAAGATGATAATGGAAGAGGGGACGAACCGTTCTAGGTATTATTTATGCGAATTGACAGATGTTTAATGAAGAAGTTAAAATCTGTGCTTATGAAGAATGCAACAAAAAATTTCATGCAAAAGTCTACAATGCGATTTATTGCTCTCCGGAATGTCGGAAAGTTGTAACCAACAGAAATCTTTTAGCAAGTTATTATGAGAAAAAGGCTAATAAAGATAAGAAAAGGGTATGCAAGAACAAATCATGCGATACCGTATTATCTAGATACAATAAAGAATTAATTTGTGAATCTTGCAAGCGAGAGCGTTTTGTAAAAAGATTGGTCTCATGGGGCTGGTCAGAAGAAAACGCCAGGCGAGGCATGGATTGAGTCTTAAATCAGTAGTGTCTTCAATAAAGGAAACACGCATCCTTGCAATAGATCCCTCATCCCACTCATTAGCTTGGGTTATTTATGATGTTAGTAGTGATAAGATAGTTTTAATTACATGCGGCAAAATCGATTATAAAAAAGATAAAAACATCTCTATGAAGTTCTCTGCCATCCATACTGGGCTTGATGAGATTGTTGAAAAGTATAGTCCAAAGCATGCAATTATTGAGCAATCAATCTATGTTCAAAATTTTGAAACGAGTCGGATAATCTCTTATATTATCGGTTACAGCTGGGGTGTTCTTAGCGGGGGGCGATGCACCGTATCTGATGTCAATCCACTTACATGGAAATCAGGTATTGGTTATAAAAATCTTTCAAAGAAAGACGCTGAGATATTTGGAGATAACGGAGAAAAGGGATCGCTGCAAATTAAATTAAAAAATGAAAGAAAGAAGAGGGTTCGGGATATTGTTACAAAATATTTTGCAGAAGGCGATATTGGCATTAATGATGATGATATTATAGATGCTGCAGGTATTGGTTTATGGTACGCAACGAAAAAGATACAGCAGGTCACTAATGGCGAATGAACCATATAAGGACCGAAGTTTTCTTTACGAGATGTATGTCCAGAGAAGGATGAACTTAACTGATATTTGCAAACACTTGAAGGAAAGTTATAATATTGAGGTTAGTCCTCAAGCTATTTATAACTGGGTTAAGAAGTATGATTTACTTAAGTTTCGAGGCAAGGGTAGGAATCTTGGTGCCGGTGGACCCAAGAGAGCCAAATCTCAGGCCCAGATTGATGCAGAGAAGCGTAAGAGAGAACTGAGAAAAAGAGCTGAGAATCAGAGAAAAGGAATGGGAAGATGAAAAGAGCTGTTACTACTAAAGATATTTATGGTTTTGCAAAGCTGGATATGATCTATAATCAAGTCCGGGTTATTGAAGCAAAGCAGAATGAAACAAAATATAAGTGCTTAGGCTCAGGTGAGTGTTGCAGCATAGGTTTGGTTATTCACATGGGTGAGTGCGCAAACATTGCTTTTAAACTGCGTCAACAGTACTACCTGTATCTTGAAGATAAAGGTAAAGAGCATGCTGATACATGGATGGACGGAGTGGTTTCATCATTAAAGGAAGCAATGTTCGATAAAGATTGGGTAGCTGGCGGGGAGACGAAGCGCAAGTGTGCTTTCTATAAAGGTGGATGTACTATATATGGATACCGCCCTATGGTTTGCAGAACATTCGGGACGATCACTACAGTAGATAATTACTGCCCAAGAATCAGAAATGCTCATGGGTCTATTGATTTCTTCTCTGGCGATGCTGTTGTTAAGGTGATTGAGCAGTTTCAAGACTACCTGAAAGAATACTCGGAAGGTAAAGATTCTGGGTATAATATGGTTGTTTATATGCCGCTTGGCGTTCTTAGCTTTATGCTACCCCCAGAAGAATTGATTGAATTAGAGCAAACTACTGATCCAAAATTCTGGAAAGCAGTTGAAGCCTGGTATAACTATAGAGTTGAGTTTGTAAAACTTCACGGTTATGACTATGAAACTCTTGAGAAAGAGGCAGAGATTTATGGTGTCCCTTTGAAGTTCCCTAAGTTTGATCCTATAGAAGTTGATGAAGTAATAGCATAAACATAAATATCCGTAGGTTTATGTGATAAAATGTTATACAAGCTATGTCAGACATTGAACGATATCAAGGTGAAACACTTTTAGATGAATTAAAGCAGGTTGAAGAAGCCGGCTTACTTTATGTTAAAGGCTATAACTATGCCGAAATTTCGACCCTTCTTTCTTTAAATATTGATAAAACAAAATCATATATTAAAGAATACAAAAAGATTCTAAATCGTCAGGCAGAGGATGACCCATATTTTCTAGAGAAGCTACAGTTCAACACTATTAAAGCTCTGCAAG